ACCCTGAGCTTTGTACTGCTGATTCCATATTTTGAGAAACAACCACTAGATCAGCATTAGCTGTTTGTACCTGGACAACCACTGTTGACAAGTCACCCTCTTGAACAACGGTTACGGTAGCAGAATTCACCACTTCATCAGCAGATGCAGCAGCGAGTGGCCAGAGTGTAATAACTCCAGTTAGCATAAGTAGGGCAAATATTGCCCATGACTTCTTCAAAGTTGGGGTCTCCTTTGTGGGGCTAGAAGTTTGGTAATATAATTATACACCAATTTAGGTAAAAGAAAAGCCCCTCCGAAGAGGGGCAATTCAAATTATAACTAGAAGTCCCAGTCTTCATCCTCTGTTGCTTCATGCTTACCAATTACATACGAAGATCCTGAACCTGAGAAGAAGTCGTGGTTCTCATCTGCGTTTGGTGACAGTGCAGAAAGAATCGCAGGGTTAACATTGCATACCTCTTTAGGGAACAATGCATCAAATCCAAGATTCATCAAAGCCTTGTTTGCATTGTAGTGCAAGAACTTCTTAACGTCTTCTGTTAGACCAATCTCATCATATAGAGCTGCTGTGTACTTAATCTCATTTTCATACAACTCCATTAGCAAGCTATAGCAATAGTCCTTTAGCTCTTCTTGACGCTCAGGTGATGACTCATTGAATGCCTGCTGGAACTTGTATCCAATGTAATAGCCATGTACCGCTTCATCTCTAATAATAAGACGGATAAGGTCAGCAGTGTTTGTAAGCTTGGCACGTGAAGACCAGTACATAGGTAGGTAGAAACCTGAGTAGAACAAGAATGACTCAAGCAGGGTTGAGGCAATCTTACGCTTTTCTGGATCATCTCCATAGTATCTTTCTAGAACAATCTGTGCCTTCTTTTGAAGATATGGATTTTCTTCAGACCATCTAAATGCATCCTCAATGTCTTGTGTTGAAGTGAGAGTTGAGAATACACTTGAATATGACTTAGCGTGTACTGATTCCATAAAAGCAATGTTAGTGATAACTGCTTCTTCATGCTGTGTACGTGCATCTGGGATAAGAGACATTGCTCCTACAGTACCCTGGATGGTATCCAGCATAGTTAGCCCAGTAAAGACACGCATAGTCAAGAGCTTTTCGTGGTCCTTTAAAGTTGACCATGACTGAATGTCATTTGATAGTGGCACCTTCTCAGGCAACCAAAAGTTTGCCGTTAGACGGTTCCAGACCTCTAGGTCAATTGGGTCCTCTACTTTATTCCAGTTAATTGGTCTAGTAATCATTCTTCTCCTCTTATAGCATGCAGCTTACGCAGTTGTCAATTTCAGTACCCTCTAGTGCAAGCTGTCGGATTCTGATGTAATAAATAGTCTTGATGCCTTGCTTCCAGGCATAAATCTGAGCCTTGTTTACATCACGAGTAGTTGCAGTGTCCTTGAAGAACAAGGTCAGTGACAATCCCTGGTCTACGTGCTGAGTAGCAGCAGCATAGACATCAATAATCTTTTCAGGACCAATCTCATAAGCATCCTTAAAGTATTCAAGGTTGTCGTTAGTTAGATATGGTGCTGGGTAGTAAACACGACCCATCTTTCCTTCCTTACGAATCTCAATACGAGAGGCGATTGGGTGAATAGATGATGTTGAGTTGTTGATGTAGCTGATTGATCCAGTTGGTGGAACAGCCTGTAGGTTCTGGTTGTAGAGACCAAAATTCATCACACTATTAGCAAGCTCTTTCCAGTCTTCCTGATTAGGAATGTGGATTCCTGCATCTGCAAAAAGCTTAGCAACCTTATCAGTCTTTGGCTTCCATTCATTTGCAATATACTTAACAAAAAATGTTCCGTCAGCGTACTTTGATTGCCAGAAGCCATCAAATGGGCTACCTGTCTCTTTTGCCATTCTGTTAGAAGACTTTAGTGCATTAAACAGAATAGTGTAGAAGTAGATGTTTGTAAAGTCAATTGACTCTTCCTCACCATAGTGCATACGCTCTTTGCCAAAATATCCATGTAGATTCATTTGTCCAAGACCAATTGCACGAGACTTCTTGTTGCCCTCCGCAATTGACAGAACTGAGTCAATGTAAGACATATCAGCAACTGCAGTCAGTGCCCTAATTGCAACATCAACTGACTTCTCAAAGTTTGGACCTTCCATAACCTTGGCAATGTTTAGAGATCCAAGATTACAAGAAATATCCTTACCAATTTCATTATATGATAGGTCATTGTTGTATGTGCTTGGAGTGTTTACCTGAAGAATCTCAGAGCATAGGTTTGACATGTTGATGCGACCCTGGATTGGGTTAGCAGCATTTACGGTGTCCTCGTAAACAATGTAAGGGTAACCAGACTCAAACTGAAGTTCAGCAATACGCTGGAAGAGGTCACGAGCCTTGATCTTGGTCTTCTTGATGCGAGCATCGTCAACCATCTCCTGGTACTTCTCAGTTACAGACATATCTGACATTGGAACTCCATAAACCTTCTCAATATCATAAGGAGAGAACAGATACATGTCTTCGTTGTTCTTAGCTAGCTCAAGAGTCACATCTGGAATCACAACACCAATAGAAAGAGTCTTGATACGAATCTTCTCGTCAGCGTTCTCACGCTTGGTGTCTAGGAACTTCATGATGTCTGGGTGGTGAGCGTTTAGGTAAACCGCACCTGCACCCTGACGTGCACCTAGCTGGTTTGCATAGCTGAATGAGTCTTCTAGCAACTTCATTACAGGGATAACTCCTGAAGACTGGTTTTCAATCTTCTTGATTGGTGCTCCTGCTTCACGTAGGTTGCTTAGGTTAAGTGCAACACCACCACCACGCTTGGAAAGCTGAAGCGAAGAGTTGATTGCACGAGCAATTGACTCCATGTTGTCCTCAATACGAAGTAGGAAACATGAAACAAATTCTCCACGCTGTGCCTTACCAGCATTCAGGAAGGTTGGTGTGGCAGGCTGGAAACGACCAGAGATAATCTCTTCTACAAGATCAAGGGCAAGCTTCTCATCTCCCTGAGCAAGCATGAGGGCATTCATACAGACACGGTCTTCAAAACGTTCCAGATAACGCTCACCATCAAATGTCTTTAGGGCATACTGTGTGTAGAACTTGTAAGCACCAACAAAAGTTGGGAATCTAAAACGCTTTCCATAAGCTTCCTTAAACAAAGACTTGATAAAGTCAAAGCTGTACTTTTCAAGAACTGAGTTATCATAATACTCGTTCTCAACTAGATAGTTAAGCTTTTCCTCTAGTGAGTGAAAGAACACTGTGTTCTGGTTCACATGATCTAGGAAGTATGCCTTAGCAGCAGCCTTATCCTTATCGAACTGAATCTGTCCGTCTTCACCATACATGTTTAGCATGGCGTTTAGCTCATGATAGCTATAATTGTCCATTTATCTCTTCCAACCTATCTGTTACTCTTTGCACATCTTCTGACGTGCCAAAAATTTCTACTCTTGCAATTACTGGTGCCCCAGTTTTCTGAGATATCATATCTGCAGCTTTGCAAAAATGTTCTCCAAAATTCGTATTTCCAAAACCTATTATACCAACTAAATTTGATCTATTTTGTACAATGTTTAAAAACTTTTTGACCTGTTTCGGGATTGATGTATTGTCATTTCCACCACCATAGGTTGGAACACACAATACATATTTAAAGTCAACAATCAGGGGCTCTTCTTCATTCCACTTAATTGGTATTTGTTGTGCCTCGTGGCTTAGCTTCTCTACAAACCTTTTGGTATTACCAGAATGATTAGAAAAGTAAACTAATCTTATTGACACTTATATTCTCCTACTTATTTTGAGACAAGTAAGGGGAGAGATTTTACTCCCTCCCCCTACAAGTATGCGTTAATTACTTAAGCAATGCTACCTTAGTCTTTGGGAACTTCTTGTTCCACTTGGTTGCAAGTGCGTTGTACTTTGCCTTTGCAGACTTAGTGCCTGCCTCAGCAGCCTCTGCACGTGCAGTTACAAGTGCAAGTTCTGCCTTTACCTTAGCAAGCTCTGCCTTGGTTGCATCGTGTGCAGCCTTCTCAGCAGCAAGCTCTGCAGTCTTAGCAGCAACTTCTGACGCAAGGTCACGAACTGTAACATCAGCAATACGAACCGCAACAGGTGTTGCTAGTCCAGTTACAGCAGATGCTACAGTTGCAGTTGCAAGCAGACGAACAGTTCCTGAAGCAGGAAGTGTGATGTCCTTGGTCTTTGTACCAAGAGTTGCAGTTGCAGTGTCTGTAGTTAGAGCGAATGTCTCATTTGTGGTTGCTGTAGTAACCTGAAGGCTAATGCTTGCACCACCCTTAGCATTACCAAATACATCCACACCACGAACGGTTGCAGTGTATACAGTACCAGCAGCACCAGTAGCAGCACCAGCAAGTTCAATTGCGTTCAATGCACCAGCAGTACCCTGGAAGTAGTATGTAGTTGTGTTTCCACCAACAGTTACTGCAACAGAACCAACTGCTGTAGTTGTAGTGAATACGTAAATGTCAGCAGATGTACCAGTACCAGTATTAATTGATACAGATGATGAACCTGCAGAAGCAGTTACTGGAGCACCTGCAGAAGCAAGTGCAGTAACGATCTTACCGTTAGTTGCGACAGCAGAAACAGAAGTTCCAGTGTCAAGGCCTGTTAGGGCAATCTTTAGTGCGTCAGCAGCATCTACAGAGTTGTCTGCAGGTACTGGAAGTGCAACAGGTGCTGATACAGCTGTACCGCCAGTTGCTGACGAACCGCCAACAGTTAGAGCAGTAGAAACTGCAGCACTTGCAGGTGTTGCAATTAGTGATGTTGCAATAGCTGTGGCTGCAACCAAGCCAAATGCGATCTTCTTAAGTGAAGTCATATATATGTTTTCCTTTTCTATATTGTTTATTTAGATTAAATTGAACCTATCCAAATAGTCTTTTACCTCTTTTGGCATAGGTTTATATTGTATCACACTATCTTTTTGCTTGTCAAGTTCAGTTTTAGGTCTGTCCTTAAAAGTATGTACCTCAACCTCAAGGTTTAGGTCTCTTGGTGTGTGACTTATAGCACCAAAAATGGCTCCACACACAGCATCAGCCAAGTCCTTGGACAGCTTTCGTGGGTGATCAACATTCTTACCATTCTTAGTAATCTTTAGCTCTGTTAGCTCTTCGAACAACAGATCAATTGCTGGTATAGCCACTCTATCCTCATAGACTAGCATGGCCATATCTTCGTAATGCTTTTTGGCAACAGAAACAGTATCCGTTCTCATGCCAATCTGCTTTAACTCATTCTGAATATCAAATGACTGCCAGCGGTCAAATGATACCAATCCAATATTAAATCCGACTCTTCTTAAGTTTTGGATCCACTGTTTAACTTCTGATAGGTCTACTGGGCCTTCTATTCTTGGTTCCCAGTAGGCTACTGCATCTACTACTACGATTGGAGCAATTTGTTGATAGTCTTTGACTACCTGGACATTTACCCACTTTTCTACGTGGGCAATTGCAACTGCACATTTGTCATGCTTCTGTGCAAGGTCAGCATGTACAAAATAAATCTTTTCTGGATCTGGAACAAATGATGGTTCAAATCTTCTAAACTGATCTAGTGGATTTCGAACAGTCATTGCTGCACGAACCTTATCTCTTTGCTTGAAGAAAGCATCTGACATGTATGTTGGCACACATGCAAAACGCTGCATAGCATCGCCCATGTCTGTAAAGAATGCAAGCTTAAAGTCATCAATCTTACGTGTTGGATTTACTACCCATGTAGGACGTTTGAGTGCAAACATTCCTGGATACTTATAGCTAATAATAGTATCCTCATCCCACTCAATCTCCAAAGAGTTGCCCTCAGCATCTGCTGGCAGGTCTTCATTCATAATGAATTTGTGCTGCTTTGTAATAACTTCTTTTTCTGCAATCACTGCGTCGTATCTTGTAGAGATGAAGTCTCCAGGAAAACGTGGGAAAGAGAGGAGTGCTACCTTTCCAAGATCTGGGAAACGAGAGTCAACAGACGCACGGAACGCTTTGTAAATATTGTCTGCAGTCTTACCCTGATCATTACCAGTTCCAATCTCTGTAGCAAATCCAGAGATCTCGTCAAGTACCGCAAGGATAAGGTTGAGACCCTCGTGAGACTCTCTTTCGGAGTGACCTGAGTATA